ATACTATTAAATACTGTATCATCTCTTACAATCTTTACAAGGCCATTTTCAACTTCAAAGATAGGTGTAAATGAAGCTGTATTAGCAGAGGAGATATTAGAGGAGTCAAATAATGATTTCTTTGTGAGTGTAGGTGTAAGTTTAAGACGGTCTGCACCAGGAGCAGTCTCGTTAAATGAACCTGAAGCATTATCAAGAAGAGTAGTGTCAGTTGCACTTGTTACAACCTCTTCTAAAATTTTAAAACCAACCTTATAAGATGGTTTGGTAGAATATTTTTCTAATACGATAGTCTGAGAATTAACATTGATAAAATGACCCTTAGCAAAAATAGTACCGCCGCCAACACTGAAAACAGAACCAAAACCAAATGCGCCGCTTGCAATAGTATTTGCTCGTTGGTTTTCACCACCATCTGCAGATAAGAAAACAATCTGTTCATTCAAATCAAATGATTTGTTTGTTTTTGCAGTGCCACCATCAATGTACTTAACTAATAGTGTGTTAAAGTTTGGTGCGGTTGCTTCTGCACCTGCAGCAACATCAATAACTTTGGCTCTGACGCCAGAGGTTACCCCTTGAACCACACCATTAGCGAAACTTGTAATGACAATATTATTACCACCAATATCTTTATCTCTTAACTTTACAAAAGCAACATTAGCATCATATTGGAATTCACAACCATCAATAATCGTGCCTTCCTCATAAATGTTATTTCCAAAACGCTCGACTTGATTTTGAAGAATAGTCTGAAGTTGATTTAATTCTCGTGTTTGAACAGCAAGTGAAGGTTTAAAGAGAACTTTATGGTAATTCTTTAACTTTGCACTTGTTTCAAAATCATCAAAATAGGGAGATAAATTGAAATTAGTCTCTAATGTCATTCTTTTAAACCTTAAAATCTAACGATAAGTTTGATATCTTCTGTCTGATCTGCTGCTCGACTTACAGGTGTTCTATTCTCAATGTAAAGAACTTCACCAACAAAGTCTCGCAAGTCTCTATTATTTATAGACGATACCACAGCAGTTTGTGTAGAGGTGTTGCCTGTAATGGTTTCACTGACAGTAAATTTACCATCTAATCCTGTGACACTAACAATACCTTGAGTTCCAGAGGCATTTGTATTTGCAAATGAAATAAAGCGAGCAGCCGCACCATTAGCGTTAGTAATCATCTCATCAGAAGAGAATACACCAGTTTTTCCAGTTACAGTAAATTTAGTTGTCATATCGTAAACAGTTGAATTTGCCTGTGCGCCCGAGAAAAGAACAGGGTCACTAACCAAACCAACAATTCTAAAATCGTTGTTGGTTACAAAGGTTCCTGATTCTGTTCCTGTCATACGAACATTTAGTAGAACATCTGTTGCACCAAGTTCGCTTACAGGATTAGAACCATGACCACCATATGGGGCAACACTACCAGCAGCATTTGCACTAGAACCATGTGAACTGTTAGCAGAGATTGTTACAGCATATTTACTATAGTTAGAACCAGTATTAATCATGATAACTTCATTGACAGAATTACCAATCGTAGCAGAGGCAAGAGCGGGTAATGCAACATTGGCGTATGCTAATGCATCTCTACCATCACCAGTAATAGTTACTTTAGGACCAATGATATATGAAGACCCTGTTGTTGGAATAGGTGAGAAAGCAGCGTTCACAGTTGCTTTATTAATATTACCTTGATAGCCAACGATTTCTCTTAATTGACCTGAGCCTGTTCCAGTACTGATATAGATTGTAGAACCAACGTATGAGGCATCTACTGTGCTTGCGCTAGTAAGTTTTACGATGGTTGAACTATCAACATTTGAAAAGTTACCAGCAGCATAAAGGTAATTAGAACCAGCAGATGTGACATCAATATAGTCAATCGAACCATTTGATGCTGCATCTTGAACGTTAAATTGTAGACTACCATCGTCTGAAGTAAGTTTTTTAACAGGAATAAAATTTGTCGTTGTGAACTTCAATACGTCAGCGGGAGAAATATTATACATAAATTTCCATCGATATCCATCAGAAGTCGTTATAATTGAAGTACCAGTTGACGTAGGTTTAACAGTTGATAACGCTCCATTATTATTATCAATACATTTGTAAACATTAAAATCATTGGTGACTACAAAAAATGCACTAGTATAAAGAGATGCATTTGAATCCGAATATGGAGTATATACTTGACCAGAGGTCCAATCATGTCTTGCGACAACAAATGTTGCATCACTTGGAGTGACACGCTTTGCTGCGATCATGTTTCGCCAAACATTATAGTCAGAGCCCAAAATAGTATCTGATGGAACAGGTGGAGAGGCATCATCTGACCATCCATGTGCTTTCGCTAAAAACATATAATAGCGTGTATTAATATTTGCTGCTTCAGTAAATGACTCAAAAAACTGAGTAGCATTATTCAATCTGAACTTATGTGTAATAATTCCTGGCATTTGGCATCTCTTTTAATAAGTGTTAGCACTATTTATAATGAATATTTGGTCTTTATCTAATATACCAAAGTTCATGGTCATCATCAATATTTCTCATTTTAATCCATCTGGGGTTAGTAGGAGATCCACTTAAAATCTGAACCTGACCAAGAAGACCTACGATTTGCCATTCTGGTCTTTCTTCTCTAGTCCGATATTCTAAAGTTTCATCATACTCTGGATTAATAATTTTTTGAAAATTTTCAACTCTTTGATATTCTTGTCCCGGTGGAATATCGTCAATTGATGTAACTTTATGTTCAGTGGGTCTATTTTGACCTTGTTCATTTACAGCCCATGTAGTCCATGTATAAAATACATCGTCTGTACGAATATGGTTACCCCATACTGTTTTGAGGTATTTATTATGCCACTCTCCAAGGTCACTACCACCGACTGCTGATGATGACCGAGGTGGACGAATAACACCTATGATATCATTTGTCGATGATGTAGTATTAGCAGCTCTAATTTTTCCGTCTATAAGAATAACTGGGATACCATTAGCGATTGCTGAACCATCGTAAGTTTCGAAATATTCTGCATAGTCACTACCAGACTGTGTGACACCATTAATTTGGATTGACCCCTCAAGGTTCATCACACTGCTTGTACCACCAACGATTTCTGAACCACCATCAAAAGTAATTCTAGCTTGTCTCCCATTTCCTCTAATTCTTAATGCAGGCGACCAATCTACATTCTGTTGTCCACCAAGTTGATCTGTATTATCTCGGATACCTGTGATAATTAATGCAGCTTCCCTTGTATTAACGGCACTAGCAGCACCAGAAGTAGTATTATGTGCTTCAATCTGCATTCTAGAGTGAGCGCGAATTTTATTAGTAGATGTAGTATTTCTATCGTCACCAGTAGTTGTTTTAAATCCGATACCAATATCTAAACTTCCTGAAGAGGTAGAAGATTGAATCTCAAAGTCACCATTAGGAGTGGCAAACATTTCTTGACCACCATCAAACAAAATTCTTGCTTGCCTTTCGGTCCCTCTAATTCTTAATGCTGGTGAGAAATTTTTCGTTGAGTCTCCAGCGACATTTGTATTATCGTGTCGGATAGCATCAATCGTCACAGAGGGTGTAGCAGATAGTAGGTTTGAAATATTAAAAGATGAAATGCCAGTGGTATTATTACCACTGAATACCAGTGGTGAGTCAAGAGAAATAACAACATTTGTAGAGTTAGCAGATACAGCGATTTGATTAGTAGTACCCGTAGTTATTCCGTTAGAGAAAAGTGCAGCAGTGGCTGCAATATAATTATTAGTATTAGCGAGCGCGGCACGTTCTGCTGATTGAACAGAGGCAATATAAGCGTTAGTATTTGCTAATTGAGAAAGAGCATTAGAGGTATGTAATGCTTCTCTAATTTCAACTGCACCAATATAAGCATTAGTATTTGCTAATTGAGAAAGAGCATTAGCAGTATGCACTGCCTCTCTAGTCTCTACTGCACTAATATGAGCATTAGTATTAGCTAATGTATTTTGGAAAGTTGTATTTGTTACAACATCATTTAAAGAAGTACCATCACCAAGAGCGGCGTATATTTCATTAAAATTATCATTAACTTTATCACCACCTGCACGAACGGAATCACCTGTTCCATCGTTAGCGACTGTACCAAGATTGATTGTTTGTTTTGCCATCGTATGCCTCTAAGTTTTATCTATTTATTATACTTGATCAAATCTAAATGCAACTGAATCAAAAGTTTCGATAGTTACATCAAATGTTGGAATTTCAGGTGTCCTACCGGGACGAAATAGACTGTATGTACCATTTGAAAGTGGTGGACCAGTATAGTCTGGAAATATAGACATGACCACATTACTACCCAAACTAGCAACAGCATGTTGAGCATTTGGATTGCTACCATGTGTATCAAAGATAATAACATCGTCTGTTAGTAGTAATCCTCTATTAAGTGCCAAGATTCCGCCAGCGGTAGAGTTTGCAAATAGTTGATGAAATCCTGTATTAACCGCTGCTGGACTTGTGATTAAAGAACTAGCACCCGCAACAGATACAACCTTCATTATTTGTGACCTGTAGCCCTCTGTGTTTGCTAAAATAATTTTGTCATTTGCTTGTAGTGTGCCGAAGTTGGTTCCGCCGAAACCAAGTATATTGTTTGCATTCGAAATATTCTGTTTTACAAATCCAGGAAATACAAACCCATCAGACAAAAATGTAGTATTATTACCAAATACTAGTCTGTCACTACCAAAATCTCTTATCTTAATTCCAGCATAAGCACTAAGGTCATTTGCATCATGTTTAATACCCTCTGCTATTAGTTTAGAAATAGTATTAGTAGTATTTGCACCAGGAATGAATAGACGACCCGCACCTCTAAGGTCTGGACCTGTAATAATACTTACGACATTACCAGTTCGCTGGTCAGTTTGTAAATCAAAATCAATTTCCATTTCAAATTCTGTGTCAGTAGTATCTGACCTGACACTAAATGGTGAGATAATCATCGTCTCACCAAACAATTTAGTACCTGCTGGATGTAATAATTCTAGAACTGTTTCTCTATAACGCTCAACAAATTGTGGTGAGCGAAGGACATAACTATAATCCTGATAATAAAAGCTGTCTTGTAATCTCTGGTCAGAACTTAACTGACCACGAGTACCAATATAGCGACCTTGTTTTTCTTGTAATGCTGCACCAGAGTCAACTGCAATTGTTGCCATAGTTGATGTAACATCTGATGTTATTGTTTCGTTATTAGCAAATGTCCCAACAATATTACTAAGATATATCTCGGTAATTACCGTACCAGACTGTGTAATACGGTCAACATTTTCCACACGAGCGTATGCACCTGTTGAGTCACCAGTTACAATTTGACCTTCAAGACTTGATGCTTCCTTACTATTGATATCATTTAAACGGAGATATTTTTCTTGTACCCAACGACCATCAGATGTACGAAGCATAAAGTCGCCAGGATAAGTAAAGTCAACATCTTCATTATATAAAGCACGAAATAAAAACTTGTATGATTTCTCTGTGCCTTTAGTTCGATACATTTCTCGAATATGTTTAGCGAGTAGCCGCTTATCAATTAACGCACTATCAGGAATATTCTTATAAATTTCTTCTCGGAAGAACTGTAGAAATGAATTGGTTGTCGTATCAATATCTTGATATGATAATAAATTTTTAGAGCCATCAATAGCACCACCATTCTGTTCCATGAACTCATAGTATGCTTCAATGAACCTTTGAAGTTTTGGTCCTTCATCACGAACAAAATCAGGGAGTTGTTCCGCAACAAGAACTGATGTTTTTTGATTCGTTGCCATTAGTAAGAACTACCACCTGATGAAGAAGAAGATGTAGATGTTGTAGTGGTCGTTGTACCAGTTGCTGATGATATAGAGGCTACAGATGATACGCCATAACTACCGACAGCATTATCTGTTAGAACTGTAGTTGTTGTGCCTTCTGTTGCAACTGCACCAACTGAAGATGTAGTAGAATTAGTATCATTGTCAATAGTAGAGATGCTCGAACCTGACACTAATAGAAGTTGATTTCTCAAACCGAAAATATTATTCTCTTTTGGTTTCATGAATACAGAAATAGCAGATCCGGCATAATCAGTAATTAATGTATTGAAAATTGTAATAAGACCAGTCTCATAATCTACCGTACCAAAGTTTGCATTTCTAGTTACTTTATTACCAGTAACAAGAATAAATGATTTAAGAACTCCGAATCCATCATCTTCAAAAAATACTGTCTCACCACCAATGGTAAAACCTGAAGATGAGATAGCACCTAAATGACCATCATGTGGATGATGTACTGCATTACCAAACTCTAACTGATATGTAGTTGTAGCGTTTGTAATAGGTACAAATCGTCTTTCGATTGTGAAAGGAATATCACATGAGATGAAACTATTATCCGCAGCTCTCAATATTTCTGTTAGATTAGATACATAAAACTTATTACCAAAATTACCAAGGCTATTTGTCTCATAAGAAATAAGAGCAGACTGAACCTTACTATTCAACTCTGATGCTGTCAGAGAGGTTGTTCTTGGATTGTATCGAATGGTGATATTAGGATTAATATAAAGGTATGTAGCATCAACAAACTCAGTATCGATTGATACGACGCTACGTGTTTTCAGATTTGATACAAGCGTTGATTTTCTTGTTGATGAGATAACAGATCCGTTGATAGGCTTAACACAAACATATACCTTACCGTATACTGGTGGTGAGTTCTCTTCTCCACCCCAAACGCTGATGGATTGAATATCACCATTCTCCGCTAAGATAATATTTTTGTAATCATTTGAAGTAACCAAACGGTCTTGTGCTTGAAACTTAAATGGGGCATTATATTTGATAGAATCAATTGACTCGTTAAATGCACCACCTTGTGCAGCAGTAGTTGTGCTTACAGTGAAGTCACCAGAGAATGTGTTTGCACCATTGACAGCAGGACCATTGACAACACGATAATCAATGATTACTATATTACCATCTTTTGGTTTTTGTCCAAACACATTATCACCAAAATAGATTTCATACTTATTGTCTTCATTCTCCTGCACAAAGTAAATCTTTGAAATACTATTTGCAGCAGATATATCAGCGTTTAGATTATAGGATGTAATACTAGTATTGGATGATGATTCTTGTGTGCGAACAACCAAACTTGTAGTATCCACATTATCATTTGGTAGAATGTAACGAACAGGGCTAGAAGAACTGACAGTAAATCTTTGCTGTAATGGTTCGCCCTCTACTACGTCAACTGAGCCTGTAAAAGTACCATTCGAAGATGGTGTTAGTGATGTTGCTTCTGATGTTACAAATGTATATGAGATACCGTCAACCGTAGAAGTGAATTTTGTATTTGCAGCAACTGTATAAAATGTTGGGTCGCCGGGTGGGTCAATAGACAGACTCAAGGTTGCCGTTGCACCACGTGCAGAACGAGGAATATAATTTAGTTGTTTTGCACGAGATACAACACTGTTTCTTAACTGTGCTGAGTCAAGGAACATCTCGTTACCAACCATATTAAGATAGAAGGCATTGTAGTAAGTGTTATAAGAAAGTAGGTCTAGTAACACAGACATGGTTGAACTGTTAAAATCATAATCTGAAAATTCACTCTGGTCAGAAAGGAACGCTTTTAGGTTCGTCTTGATCTGATCAAAGTTGATATCTGAAACTCTGATTGCATTATTAGCTGCCATTATCGGACTCTTTCGATAGTAAATGTTGTTTCTGAAACTCTATTTGTTGCAAGAATAGTGAAGATAATAGTTACTTCCATAGAGTTACCATCTGTATTAGATTTTACTCTGACCTCATTTAAAGAAACCCTTGGTTCATAAGTTTCAATAGATCTAGCAATAGATTTTTTAATATCAAATTCTACAGTAAAGTCAAAATTTTCAAATAAGTATGCTGTTACATTGCCACCGAATAAAGGATTGTAAAAACGCTCTCCTTTATTAGTCAAGACAAGATTTCTTATAGCACGCTTTATTGCCTCCTCATTTTCTAAGACTGTAACTTTCTTTGTAATTGGGTGCGCTGTAAAAGATAATCCGAGATCTCTATAGATAATCTCTTTTCGTCTTGGGGATATAGCGCCTGAACCGTATGCTGACATTTTACCGTTACTCTTGTTTTATATTATTTATATCAATATTTAAAGATATCATCTACAGATTTATATTTTGGTTTGTTTTCAATTTCTGCCATTTCAATGTCTGCTATGACTGCATCTATATGTTCACGCCAATATAATAAAAATTTGTTTACCCTTGGGTACTTAGGTTTATAATCTTCAGTTTGCCACATAAATTCTTGAATAATATCACGATAGTCTGGACGATAATAAAAAACTCTAAGTGATACTAAAATTTTATGTTTAAAAATATACATTATTGACTATCGTTTCCCGTGCTAGTTTCAGCACCAGCAACCCCTGCTGGGTCTGTATGAGTATGAGTTGTAAGACCAATGGTATCAGATATGATTGTAGAGCCTGAACCCTGTAAATCAATCTTACTTTCACCCTTTGCATTTAGAGTAAACTTACCATCGACCTGCACATCCCAATTACCCTTTACATATGTAGTGCAGTTACTATCGATAGTTATATTAGAT